GTCATATCGCCCATATCGATACCTAAAGGCATATCCGGGACAAGCGCCGCCGCCTTTACCTGCGCCTGTACAGCGATGGTGACGGCGTCTATAATCGTATCGCGCCTTTCCGGCGTCAATTCATGGAAGAAGCGCGGACGGACGGCGCGCTGTACAAGGCGTTCAATTTCGCTCCAATTCTCCCACCGGACGCGCATAGGGTCGTCTTCAGCGCGGGAAAGAATGATGCCCTGCACTTCCGCCGGTTCTTTGTCGTCGAAAGGCTTATATTCGTTCAGGGCGGTAATTTCGTCCTTCAGCATCGGCCAGTCAGGGTAGGACTTTTCAATCATGTCTTCTTCAATCGACTTCAGGACAAGGCGCGGAACACCCGCCTCCTTCGCTGTTTGATAGGTCGCTATCAATTGCTCTAAAGGCACTACCTTAAAGTCCTTACCGAACGAAAGGGACGCCTCCGCGCCTTGCATCGCGTTATAGTATTGAAAGGCGATTCGGTAGGCAAGTTCGAAGCCTACTTCAATGCGCTTTGCGATCCGGACAAGGACGTTGTTAATCATGTCCGCCTGAATGTTTACTTCAGTCGCTGTTCGTGGCGCGCCTGCCGGAACGATATTATTTTGGTTGTAGGTCGTCGCAAAGACAAGCTGCTGCGCCCTTTCCAGTTCCTTAACGTAAAATTCGCTGACGTTCAAAGGACGGTCGAAGTAGTGAACAAGTTTGTTCAGTTCTACAAACTGCTCTGCCGTCATATTTTCGTCCCAAGCTAACTGTATTACTTCCTGCTCAGACCTCGCGCGCGCCTTTCCCGTCCCTGCGCAGGCGTTACAGTAGTGTTCTGCGTCGCGAATTCCGTCATAGTAGCCGGAAATACAAGGCTGGTTCTGTTGGTTGACTGCTGTACAGGGGCGGACGTATTCTGCGCGTTCCGGGAAGATGTGCAGCGTTTTATGGACGGCAAGAAACGACGCGTCGCGGATAAGGTCGCGTATAACCGGAACGGCGGACTGAACGAGCATTTCGCAGGCGTTATGACGCTCAAACCGGAAAGCGCCTGCGCGGAAAAAGGGCGTTTCCTGCGTTCCGTTTTCGATTTCGCGGTAAAGGAAGGAAACCGGGCGGTTGTTTTGTAAGAACGTCCGGCGCTCAAATTGCGACGCATCGACCTGCGTATGAATAGGCGCTTTATCGTCCTTGACGGCGCGGATAATGAAGCCCGCGCCGTAGAAGAAGTAACTTTCTATTTCGACGTCCCGACCGTTCCGGTCCTTTTCTTTATATTCGATCATCGCGCACATATAGCGCGTTTGTCCGTTCGGACTCATCCCGAAGTCGACAACTTCCGTTCCTGAAAATTCGACCGGGTAAACGTTCACAATAACGCCCCGTCCGGTATCGACGTTATCGCGCTCAAAGCCTATCCAAAGGTTCGGGTCGTACTTGTTTGCATAATCGACCGCTTCAAACAGATAGTCGGTCAAAGGCAGGTCGTTGTAAAAGCGCTCAAAGTTGCGCGTTACAAGCGTCATTACCTGCTGGTTCGGTTGTACGACTTTTGCGCGCCTGCTGTCAGACCTTCGGATATGTTCGGTGTAACTGTATGTCGGTTGTAACAACGTCCGACTGATCGGATTGAACGCCCGGAGGCGCTGCCTGAAAAGGTCGCTATCTTCGTTAGGGCGATACCGGCGCAGTTCTTTCGCAAGATCCCCCGATTCGTCGGCGTGGATTATTTCCGACAATTCGGTTACTTCCTGCACTTCGTCATAATCTTTGTGTCGCGCCCCTGCGATTATTTCAGCGATGCGCGCCCGCGCTATTTCGATATTCATTCGTTTTTTCTTTCAAAGGTAAGGGAAAAAAGATAAATTTTCGTATGTCGGGCGTTCGCCGTAACTTCGCAAAAAGTAAACCGATGAAATGTTTGTTTTGTGGATCGGATAATATAAAGCCCGTCCAGCCTGTTTCGGAAACCAAGCGCTGTAAATGCGCGGACTGCGGTAAGCAATTTTTCAATGAGGACGCGCATAAATATGCGACGGTTGATCTCACCTTTGAGAAGTATGCCTGCGCCTTCAAATGCGACCTGTCGAAGCTGCGCCAAAAAGACCGAAAGGAAATATACGACGCCTTAACCGATCAAGGCTATCGGCTACCCGGCGGCGGCGCTATTCGGGACGTCGATTTAGCGCCCTTTCCGCCCCTTTCGCCCAAAGTGCCTTATATCTGCGTCGGGCATAACAGAAGCAAGAAGGACGAAAAAGAGAAGTGGTTGTTTTCAACCGCGCGGAAATTCGTTTACGATACTTATCAGGCGTGGCGCGTTACGCCGGACGAATTGCGCATGATGCTCAATTGCGATAACCCATCTTAGGCAGCGCTTTACGCGCCGTCGAAAGATTCATAACAGCATAGTAGCGCAGGGCGTCAAGGGCGTGGTTAAAGTCGTCAATAGGCTTCGAAAGGTCGCGCCCGCTGCTGTCCTGCGCTATTTTATATTTGCGAAGTTCCCGGATTACATTCACCGATCGGGAAGTAACAAAAAGGCGATGTTGCCGGACGATACTAATACCGTGCTTTACACTATCGGCGCCCTTTGTCGCCCCGGTGATTTTCCAGCCCATCCGTCTTATTTCCTCAATGCTTTTCGGTTCTGCGCTATCGGCGTAAATCGGAACGGCGACGGACGTCCGCGCCTTTAATTCGTTGCTAAGGTCGTCGTTGGTAAGATTGTGCGCGTAAAGCAATTCGTCGATGTACAGGTCAGTTTTGTTTACGACGCCGCAAAGGACGGCTGCCGCCGGATCTGCGCCGAAACCGAAGTCAAGCCCGATGCCTTTGTGCGCGACCGCGTCCGGGAAGGCGTCGACGATCGTAAAGGAAGGATATATCAGTCCTTCGATCTTTCCATACTCGCCCAGTCCGTAGACGCGCCAAAGCGCCGGATCGGTCGTTTCAAGGCGTTCAATTTCGGCGCGTTGAAGGTCTGGAAGGTAAGGATTATCTTTGTAAGTCGAAACGATTATTTCGACATCGGAATACTCGCGGGCGCGTTCAATCTCTATCTTTTCGTTTACCCATACGTAAGGATCTGAAGGGTTGAAGTCGATAATTACAAGCGCCTTTGTCCGTATAAAAAGCTGGAAGAATTCTAACTCGTAGGTTAGCTCGTTTGCTTCGTTGCACCAAAGAATGTCGCATTGAAAGCCCCTAAGCTTTTGTTGGTCGTCCGCGCCTATAAAGACTACTTCGCGGTTGACGTATCTGAAGGTCTTGTTCGTTTTGTTATGTTCGACGTGCTTATAGACGTCAAGGGTGAAAAGTAAGTTAATGAAGTCCGATTCGACTGTATTCTTTAAGGTAGTTTGATACTTTCGGACAATCGCGGCGCGTCCTGTCGGTATCGCTTCGCCGTTCCTGATGTTTCCGGTCAGTAGCCAGATTATTATCTGCTGCGCAATCGAATGGGTCTTGCTGGAGCGCGTCCCCCCTCGGTGAACGACGACGCGCGCCTTACTATTATAGGATCGTTCGAATACACTTGTCGCCTCTAAGGTCATTTTACGATCTTGACATTCAGACCGTCGAACAAAGGTTTTTCTTCAGCGCCTGTCAGTTCCTGCCGTTCGATGTAACCGCGCTTTTTACCTTGTGTTTTTAGGAAGAATATGAGCGTAGTTGTGTCGCCTTCCTTAATTTTCTGCGCTAATTTGTCCTCCGCCATATCTAATAGCGAGTCGCGCCCCTGCTGGACGACGTCGTGAAGATCGTAATCTTTAACCCATATAAGTACAGTTGAACGCGACGCATCGAATGATTTTGCGACAACACTTAAATTTCCATAGGCTTTTACGATGACTTCAGACAGTAATTCCCGCGTCGGTCGTTTCATATCTTTTTATTGTGTACGATTTGTATGCTCGTTTATTGCAAATATAACAAAAAAAAGGCAGCGCCGTTGAAGCGCCGCCCCATCACCTAAACCAATAAACTATTATACTTCTTTTAAGGCAGATCAATACGCCCAAAGAAAGGGCGCTTTGAAACGCTTTTACTGCCCTTGCAACTCCACAACTGCCGCGCCCAATAATTCGCGCTTTCCTTCCCTTGTCCGCCCTTAATTCCCGCCGATCTTGCGCAATAGCTATCGCCTGCGGGCGTTCCGGGCTTTATGGTATATCCGGACGCCCCGAAATTCACTTTCTTTCCGGACGGAAGGATAGCGGCGTATTTCTTTCCCTTCGCTTCTGAGCGCATAATTTTCGCGCCGTTGAATTTAGGCATCTTTCGCGTAATTGATGATGAATAAAACGACGTAAGCCAGTAGCGCAAAAAGCGCAAAGGCGACTGCCAGCACCTTCAGAAACATTCGTTCGTATTCTTCCTTTCTCATAGCAGAGTATCGAAGTAGGTTTGAATTGCGTCAAAATGTACCCGCGCTATCCGGTCGTAGTCGCTGATCATTATATCGGCGTCGGTCGGATTGTCGAAAAAGAAATTTTCGGTCAAGATCGCAGGCATGACCGTATTGCACAGGACATAAAATTGCGCCTGCTTACAGTCGCGCCATTGCCTTTCGCTATAATGCTTTATGAAAGCCTTTTCAAACGCCTTCGCCGCCCGCGCTGATGCGCCTGTGCTGCGCAGTGAAAAGACTTCAGCACCGAAGGCGCGTTGCGTTGGGGAAGCGTTCGCATGGACGGAAATATAAAGCGCCTGTGTGCCTGCCTGAAGCGTCCGGAAATCGTCGTTGGCTCGCTTGACGCGGGCAAACAGGGTTGTGTCATCCGTCGGGTGCGAAACGGTCAGAAAAGGCACTTCGTGACCGCGCAAAAGGCTTTCTAAGGACGTAACGACGGCGCGGTTAAATACGCCTTCAAAAAACCAGCCTTGACCGTGATATTCCTTTCCGTTCTTGTGCTGGAATTGCTTTGACGGCGCGGTGGTATAGCGCCCGTTCTTTAATCCGCCGTGTCCGGCGTCAAGATATATTTTAAGCATACTTTTTACCTTTTGGTTTAGTCGCCTTTTGCGCCTTCTTCATTGAAGAAGTGCAAATTGCGTAGGCGCTTGATGTGTCCTTTCCTTGCTTCTTTACCTGCGCAACGCAGCGGTCTAATTTTTTAGGCATTGTACTTTGTTTTTATCATTTTCCTGACGTCAGGAAGATGATCCAAAGTTACGGAATAAAAAGGAAAAGCGCCCGGCGTTGTTAGGCGCGGGCGCTTTTTGCGGCGGTTGTTGTATTAAATTATGAAGCCGGGAACGGAAACGATATTCCCTTTCATTAACAACTATTTTCAATCTTTTTTTATCACCGTCCGGCGCAATACCGCCCCGTCCTTCCATTCAACCACTTTCCCCTCGCTTGTTGGATATTCGACCGGGCGCGACTTCATGTATTCGATGATCTCCGAAGCATTGCGCCCTGCCGCCTGTAACGTCGCCTCTTTGATCGCTGCAAGTTGTTCGCGCCTTTGCGCCTCATTCGCCTGCTGCATCGCGCTTGTAAGCACCTGAACGACGCCTGCGATGTTATTCGTGTCGACGATCGGAAGGCGCTGCATTTGTCGCCCTAATTCGACAAGTTCGATCAGTCGGCTATTGGGTAGCGCCTTACCGCCTAACTTCGCGTTCAGGTCGGCAGGGACGACGCGCTCACCGACGGACAAGCGCGCCGGAATTGAGTCGCTGGTGGTCGTTCCCGCGCCTTGTACGTATTCCGTACCTGTTGCAAAGCCTTGCACCGCTTCGCGCTGTTGCTGCGCTATTGCGCGGGCTTTCGCCATTATCGACGCGATAAGCGCAATAGAAGAAAGGGCGATGATTGCGCCTACCGCGCCTTTTGTTTTGGTTTCAAGCGCAAGGACGTTCGCAATTGAAGAAACGACGCTACTCGCCTGCTGCGCGGCGTCGATCGCAAGTTGTTGCCGCGCTGCCTTTGCTTCAAGCGCGGCGCGTTCTTCAAGCGCTTTCCGGCGCAGTTCCTGCTCTTTCAGTAGGTTTTCTTCTGCAAGGCGCAGGTTGTTTGCGTATCCTTCCTGCGCGCGCTGGCGTTCTTCTTCGACGGCGCTTTGCGCTTGTTCTATGCGCTTGTCTATGCGCTCAATTTCGGCGTCAAGGCGTGCAAGGCGTTCGTTATTCAGTTGTTCGATAAGACTGAAGGAAGCGGTAAGGGCGTTATTTAACGCGCCTTGTATCGCCTGCGCTTCCTGAGGCGACAAAGCAAGCGCCTTCAATAGCTTCGCCTTAAAGCTTTCAAGGAAGGTAAGGCGGTTATCGCTTACCGCGTCCTCATAGGCTTTTATCGCTGCGTCGGCGTTGCGGCGTATCTGCGCGACATCGGACGCGCTTAATTGTCCCGCTAAAAAGAATTCCTGCGCTAAAGAAAGTTGCATTTGATAGCCTTGTGAAATCACCGCAAGGCGTTTTAATTCACTGTCCTGAAGTCCGGCCTGCTTTTCGGCAAGGTCGGTGACGGCGGTTAGGCGACGTTGGACGCTTTCGCGTTCTTCTTCTGCAACGGCGTTAAGGCGCGCGAATTCCGCCATCTGTATTTCATTCGCAAGTTTGCGCGTTTGTTCAGCGAATAGTTGTTGCGTCAATAGGCGCTTTTGCGCCAGTTCGTCGTCAAGGTCGAAAACAACGCGCCTTTCTTCGTAGGCTTTGCGCAGTGCCTTTTCTTCTTCGTCGATAAGGCGCAGTGATTCGCGTTCTGCCGCCTGAATTTTCAGAAAGCCCGTCAATTGATCGTCCTGAAGCTTTTGTATTGAGCGCAGGAAGTCGTTAGTCATCCGGGTTAATTCCTCCAACTGATCGCGCCTTTCCTTCGCCTGTGCCGCCTGCTCTTTGCGAAGATCGCGAATAGACGCGGTTGCGTCGTAAGTAAGACCGTTAAGGCGCGCTTGTATTTCGATCTCTTTTACAAGCGCTGCCTGATGCTCTTTGCTGCTCCGATTGTTGATTTGTTCGGCGGTTAGGCCTTGTTCAATCCTTTGCGTTTCCATCCTAGCAAGGCGCAGTTCGTTTTCTATTTGCGTTTTCTGCAGGGAAAGGTTCTGATTGATCAATCGTATTTTTTCGCGGGTCGTTACGTTTGTGTCCCCGATAAGGCGCTTATTCGCTTCGATAAGGGCGTTGTCAATCGCATTTTGGACAAGGCGCTTGGACATTTCGCGCTCTAATTCTATTTGCGCCTGCTTCAATTCCCGCGCTGCCTTTGCTGCTTCATCGTAACCGCCTGCGGCGACATTTCCGGCGGCGGCGGTGACGTCGCCCCATTGCTTTGTGCCGGAAAATAGACCGACGATTGCGCCGCCTAAGTCGGCAATGCGATTGATGAAAAGATTGAAACGGGCGGTAAGACCTGCAATGCGCTGCTGAATACCGTCAAACGCGCCTTCGGTCTTTGCAAGGTAGGCGAGCAAAGGCGCGCCGATCAATGCGCCTATTGCGACGGTAAGGATAGTCATAAGGCCGGTAAAGCTGAAGATCGCGCGTCCGGCGTTTACGAAAGCTTGACGCAGGAAGGCGAGCGCTTCGCGAGGTCCGCCCAGCGCTTCCATGATTTGCGGGCCTTGTTGCAGCAAAGGCCGGAATACGCCTTGACCGCTCGCTATTTGCGTGAAAAGGTCGGTCAACTGAAAGCGCAGGTTAGTGACTTGATGTCCGGCAAGGCGCATTGATCCGCCGGTGGCGTTGATCTGCTGCGTCATGCGCTGATTCTCAATAGTCAATATTTCAGCGCTACGCCTTTGTTGATTAAGGCTTTCTGTTGCTTGATCGACTACCGCTTTCAATTTTTTATATTCGTCCGTTCCTTTTTTCAATTGCCCCAATTGATTTTGAAGCTTCAGTAACTCTATACGCTGATCGCGCATAGCGTTTTCGGTCGCCTCAATCGTCGCGTTGTTGCGGTCGATTTGCGCCTGATATTCCTTCGCCGTCCGGATCGCGCCTGCCGTCGCTTTGTCTGCGTCGCGTACGGCGTCGGTCATCTGATCGAAGGATTGCGCCGCTTCGTTGCCTACTGCGTCGATGCTGTCCTGAAGCCGTCCGGCGCTAGTCGTAAGGTTCTGAAGGGCGTTTTGTATCTGACTGTCGTCGGCGGTTATACGGACTTCAACGTTTTGTTGCATTGTCTTGCGCTTTTAAAGCTTGTTGTAATTTGTAAGACCGGACGACATCGCGCCAAAAGGTTTGATATGCGCTTTTCCAAAGTTCCGTCGCTGTCGCGTGACCAAGCGTTTTTATTACGCCTATCATCACGTCTTCGACGGAAGATTGAATTTCGTCCGAAATACTTACAAATATACCGTTTTTTGCTTTGACAATGCCGACGGCGTCGGTAGCGCCTTGCTGACCTAAAGCAATTTCGCGAGTAATTGCGTCGATAATTCGTTCAATGCGCTTTCCTGTCGCAAGGCTAAGAAAAAAAAATCGGCAGGGTGTATGCCTTCAGCGTTCCAATCGTCGACCTTTGCCTGTTGCAGGCTTTCGTCATAGTCGGTAAGGCTTTCCCCTTCGCGTAAGATAAAAGTCGTACAAGCCCAAACGCTGAACGTATAGTCGCGCTTCGCGTTCGTTATCGACTGAAGCATACTTTGCACCATGACCGCAAGGTCATAGATGCCTTTCTTTTCGGTCGCAAAGGCGTCTATTTTGTTGCGCATTTCTGTCAGTTGCCGCGTAAGGTCTGACAAAGTAAGGTCGTAACCGGCAAGGACAACCATTTGCCGTAACTTCGTCTGGCGCTGAAGGGAAAGAGGCGCGTCGGCTTCGTAAATCGTATATTTATTTCCATTCGCCGTGAAATGGCGTTGTACCCGCCCGGAGTCCGGGTCGACAAGGCGCTTGTTTTTCCATTGGTCGCGGACGTCCAATTGATAAAGAAA